ACAATGTAACCCCACCCCCCGTTTTTGTGCACCTACCCCCGGGCAAGTAGTTTTGCGCTTAGAAAAAAATATTTTGCAAAAAATTCATAACACTGGCCAGTGCTAGGAAAAAACGGAATGATAATCACTACCACATTAAGCAACAAACATGATTACAATTACTGCATGAATATAATATTGACACTATTTGCACTACTAAACACTTGTTTATATTTAGTGTTGCTTTACGTTTTCTGTTTGTTTTTATTGACTTTTTGATTTATACTGTTCTCAACAACGCATAAATGCGCAAACCACAGTAGGATAAATATGTCAATTACAATCAAACCTGAAATTGATAAACCGTTGCCTGATGATTATGACGACGAAAAAGCTACAACCTTTGATAAGAAAGTTAAAGTTGCTACAGCGACGGCTAAAGTTTTAGTAGAGGGGGGTGCAGAAATACCAGTCAGTTCATCTGAAAAAGTAGAAGCAGAAGAATTATTTAAAGCGTTTACTGACCCAGACATTAAAACCAAAACATCAAGCCCGATAAACAAAGCATTAAATACACCAGCTACAGTGCAACATTTATATGCAATGCTGTCAGACTATGACCATCAAGTTGTATCAGAAGCTGTGCAACTTCGTAGATTTATTACAAACAAACTTATAGAAGACACCGGGTTAACAGATCCAAGACATAGACTAAAAGCTTTAGAGCTACTAGGTAAAATATCTGATGTAGGACTGTTCTCCGAAAAAACTGAAGTAGTAATTAAAAACGATGATCCTGAAGAGTTGCAGAATCAAATAAAATCTAAGCTGTTTAAAATATTAGGACACGGCTACACAGTGGACGCAGATTATGAAGAAATAGATAGTGAACTAGGTTCAATCAAACACGAAGATACAGAACCAGATGAATCTTAATATACCTGGGATAGAACCAGCTAAATTAAAACAAGCACTGGACAACATTGGTTCACTGCCTAAGAACGAACAAATAGAATTATTACAGTTGTTGGACGCTTTGGAAGCTAAGACACAATTAACTAAAAGACAAAATACCTTTTTAGACTTCGTTAACCACGTCTATCCAGGTTATAAAGTAGGAGCACATCATGAAAAATTGGCTAAAATCTTTGAAGAAATCGCTCAAGGAAAAAAGAAAAGAGTTATTGTTAACATTGCACCTCGACACGGTAAGTCAGAACTTATCTCGTATCTGGCACCAGCTTGGTTCCTGGGTAAGTATCCTCACAAGAAAATTATTATGGCTTCCCACACAGCTGATTTGGCTGTTAACTTTGGCCGCCGAGTACGTAACCTTGTGGGTTCTGACCCCTATAAAGACATTTTTCCAGGAGTGGAGTTACAAGCAGATAGTAAAAGCGCAAGTAGGTGGGGTACCAATTATAACGGCGAGTATTTTGCTATTGGCGTTGGTGGTGCTTTGGCTGGTCGTGGAGCAGACCTGTTCATAATTGACGATCCTCACTCTGAGCAAGATGCAAAGTTAGGCAAACCAGAAGTATTTCTCCCCGCATGGGAGTGGTTTCAATCAGGACCAATCCAAAGGCTGATGCCAGGCGGAGCAATAATAGTAGTTATGACTAGATGGTCTAAATTAGACTTGACAGGACAGATAATTAACCAAATGGTTAAGAATGATGAGGTAGATGAGTGGGAAGTTGTTGAATTTCCTGCAATAATTGAGGATAAGGGCGGAAATGAAGCATCATTATGGCCTGAGTTTTGGCCCTTAGAGGAGCTACAGAGCAAAAAAGCGGCACTAGACATAAGATATTGGAACGCACAATACTTACAAAACCCAACTTCTGAAGAAGGTGCGCTAATAAAGCGAGATTGGTGGCAGATATGGGAAGAAGAAAACCCACCACCGTGTGAATTTATAATAATGACGTTAGATGCGGCTCAAGAGAAGAACAATAGGTCTGATTACAATGCGTTAACTACGTGGGGTGTCTTTTTTAACGAGGAAGTAGACAATTACAACATTATATTGCTCAACGCAGTTAAAGAAAGGCTAGAGTTTCCGGAGTTAAAGGAGTTATGTCTGGAAGAGTACCGAGAATGGGAGCCAGACTCGTTCATTGTAGAGAAAAAGTCTAACGGAGCTGCTTTGTATCAAGAATTTAGAAGAATGGGAATACCTGTAGGAGAGTTTACTCCTGGAAAAGGACAAGACAAGATTAGCCGCGTTAACGCAGTTAGCGATTTGTTTAGAAGTGGAATAGTTTGGGCTCCTGATAGACGATGGGCCAAAGAAGTTATAGAAGAGTGTAATGATTTTCCGTCGGGAGCCAACGATGACTTGGTTGATTCAACAACGCTAGCGCTAGCTAGGTTTAGACAAGGTGGATTTATTAGGTTGCCTTCCGATGAAGAAGATGATATAAAGATGTTTAGAGGAAGAAACCATAAAAAATATTATGCCGTATAACTCTAAAGAAAAGTTGAGAGCATACTTAGAAAAAAACAAAGATCATATTAAAGAGTTACATGTAGCAAGAGCCAGAAGATGGCAAGAAAAAAATAAAGTAAAAGCAGCAAGATTAAAAAGAAAATGGGATTTAAACAATAAAGAAAAAGCCCAAAAAGCAAAAAAAGAATGGGCATGTAGAAATAAAAGTAAAAGAGCTACGTGGGAAGCACATAGACGAGCTTTAAAATTTAGAGCCACTATATATTTAACTAAAGAAGCTAAACAACAAATAGAAGACATGTATAAATTAGCGCAAGTTAAAACAAAAAACACAGGAATCAAATGGCATGTTGATCACATTGTGCCGTTAACTAAAAGCGGCTTACACAAGCCCACTAATTTACAAGTAGTTCCAGCTATATGGAACATATTAAAAAGCAACAGAAATTGTGACGTATATATAGAGGCAGAGTAAAAATGGCAGATATAGATAAAGGGTTATATGCAGCTCCAGAAGGAATTGAAGAAATAGCTGAATCAGAAGAAGCTATTGAAATAGAAATAGAAGATCCAGAAAAAGTTACTATTGGTATAGGTGATACGGAAATAGTTATTGATCCAGATAGAATGGATGATGATGAGTTTTCTGCAAATCTAGCTGAAGAACTAGATGAAAAATACTTAGCTGAAATTGCTTCAGATCTACTCGAAGATTTTTCTAATGATGTAAACTCAAGAAAAGACTGGCTTGAAACTTATGTTGATGGCTTAGAACTTCTTGGTCTTAAAATTGAAGAACGCACTGAACCGTGGGAAGGCGCATGTGCTGTCTATCACCCACTACTTTCCGAAGCCCTTGTTAAATTCCAAGCTGAAACAATGATGGAAACCTTTCCAGCTGCAGGCCCTGTAAAGACTTCTATTATTGGTAAAGAAACACCAGAGTGTATGGAGTCAGCTGCGCGTGTACAAGAGAATATGAACTATCAACTCATGGATAAAATGCCAGAGTATCGACCTGAACATGAAAGAATGTTGTGGGGACTAGGTTTAGCAGGTAATGCGTTTAAGAAAGTTTATTATGATCCAGCACTAGAACGTCAAGTATCATTGTTTGTTCCAGCTGAAGATATGGTTGTACCTTATGGTGCTTCTAACTTAGAAACAGCAGAGCGAATTACTCATGTAATGCGTAAAACAAAACAAGAAATTCATACACTACAAGAGATAGGGTTTTATAAGGATGTAGAATTAGGTGAACCTGATTATGATTTAGATACTGTTGAGAAAAAAATTGCAGAACAGATGGGCTTTGATGCAACTAATGATGATAGATATAAAATACTAGAGATGAATGTTAACCTTGACTTAGAAGGTTATGAAGATAAAGACGGAAATAGAAAAACAGGAATAGCACTTCCATATGTTGTAACTATAGATAAAGGCACTACAGAAATTTTAGCCATCAGACGTAATTGGAATCAGGACGATGATAAGAAAAAACGTCGTGAACATTTTGTACATTACGGTTATATACCAGGATTTGGATTTTATTGCTTCGGCCTAATTCATTTAATTGGAGGGTTTTCCAAATCAGGCACAATGCTATTAAGACAGTTAGTAGACGCAGGTACATTATCTAATCTTCCAGGTGGATTTAAAGCCAGAGGCTTACGTATAAAAGGTGATGATACACCAATTGGACCAGCAGAATGGAGAGATGTTGATGCGCCGTCTGGAACTATCCGTGATAACTTAATGCCACTACCATATAAAGAGCCAAGTCAAGTCCTTGCTGCCCTAATGGATAAAATTATTGACGAAGGCAGACGCTTTGCTACAGCTGCAGATATGAAAGTATCTGATATGTCAGCTAACTCTCCTGTAGGCTCTACACTTGCAATACTAGAACGAACACTTAAAGTAATGTCGGCAGTTAATGCACGTATTTATTACTCAATGAAAAAAGAGTTTGGACTACTTAAAACATTAATAAGAGATTACACAGACCCAGATTATCAGTATGACCCATCAACAGGAACACCAGGTGCTAAACAAGCTGACTACGATAAAGTTAGTCTTATCCCTGTAGCTGATCCTAATGCTGCAACTATGGCACAGAAGGTTGTTCAGTATCAAGCAGTTATGCAGATGGCTCAACAAAATCCAACTATATATGACTTACCAGAACTAAACAAACAAATGCTAACTGTATTAGGTGTTAAAAATATAGATAAACTTATACCAGATGAGGATGATGTAAAACAAATAGATCCTGTATCTGAGAACATGAATATCCTTAATAGTAAACCTGTTAAAGCATTTCTTGACCAAGACCACCAAGCACATATTGAAGTGCATATGGCTTTTGCTAATGACCCCAAGATTAGACAGTTAGTAGGTCAAAGTACAAAAGCTCCTTTAATACAAGCTGCTATGGAAGCACATATAGCTGAACACGTGGCTTTCCAATATAGATTAGAAATTGAAAAACAATTAGGTGTACCGCTACCACCGGTAGATGATCCACTTCCAGTAGATGTTGAAAATGATATAGCTAGACTAACAGCAGAGGCTGCAGAAAAACTACTACAACAAAACAGTGCTGAAGTCCAACAAAAACAAGCACAGCAACAACAACAAGATCCGATTGTTCAAATGCAACAACAAGAGCTTGCAATTAAACAACAAGAAGCTCAAGCTAAAGCTCAAAAAATGGTAGCTGATGTAGAACTAGAAAAAGCTAAAATTGAAATAGATAAAATGAAAATTGATTCACAAGAAAGAATAGCTGGAGCTAAAATAGGTTCAGAAGTTAGCCAACAACAAGCAGAAAGAAATGCTAAAGATTTAATGGAAGGAACAAAATTAGGAATGCAAGCAACGCAGAAAAAACAAGACTTTGCACTGCGTTCAAAAGAATCTAGGATGCGTGATGAGACCGCTGCACATATGCAGAAGTTAAAAGACGAAACCGAGATAGATGTAACTAAAGATGAGGACAAAACTAACTAATAAAAAGGATTAACATGACAGAGAAAGAAACGCTCTTATATTTATCGGGCCAGATAAAAGAGAGACGCAACGAAGTAACAGAAGATATGGCTAGAGGCACCGCTGACCTCGCAGGTTATCAGCATGCATGTGGACAAGTTAGAGGATTTGACCATGTTCAAATGTTTATTGCTGATATGATAGCAAACCTAACTAAAGACAACGAAGACTTTGAAAGTAGTCCTACGGATAGTGTTGTAAAGATAGGGGGTAAAAAATGACTATAGCCACCCCAGACCAAACAATAGTCTCCAGCTCTGGAGCACCTATTAAAACTAAAAATACTAAAACTACTGACGGTAAAAAAGTTAGCGAAGATGAAGCATTAGCTAAACTAACTTCACAGTTACCTGATGTTAAAGGATACCGCATATTATGTATGGTGCCTGAAGCAGAAGATACTTATGAAGGTGGAATTATTAAATCAGATTCTGTAAAACAAATGCAAGAGCATGCAACAGTAGTCTTATTTGTTATGCAGCTAGGAGATTTAGCTTATCAAGATGATGCTAGGTTTCCAACAGGAGCATGGTGTAAAGAAGGAGACTTCGTTATTACTCGTGCTTATGCAGGCACTAGAATTAAAATTCACGGAAAAGAATTCCGCATTATTAACGACGACACGGTTGAAGCTGTAGTGGATGATCCACGTGGCTACGAACGCGCATAAGGAGAAAAGCATGGCAGAGATAATAAATGAAATACCAGATGAAATAGAAATGGAAGGCGAAGAATTAGAGGTAGATTTAAACAAAGATAAAAAAGAAGAAAAAGTCGAAAAATCTACAGCAGATGTTGAAAGAGTAGAACAAGAACCTAAACAAGAAGAGTTGTTTATAGAGGAAGAAGACGATACACCTGCAGCTGACAAAGGTAAAGAACCATTACCTAAAGAAATGGTAGAAGATTTAGAAAAAGATGATTTAGAAGGATATTCTGAGCGAGTTAAACAACGTATGGCACAACTTAAAAAAGTTTGGCATGATGAAAGACGAGCCAAAGAACAAGCTGCTAGAGAAAAAGAAGAAGCCGTTGCATATGCTCAAAAGGTATCTGAACACAATAAAAAATTACAAAGTACTCTTAGTACAGGAGAAGAAGATTATATTAAAACTGTATTATCCTCTGCTGAAACAGACGTTAAAGTAGCTAAAAGAGATTACGGGGAAGCTTATGACTCTGGAGATACAGATGCAATAGTTGAAGCTCAAGCTAAAATGAATGAAGCACAATTAAAATTAGCTCAAGCTAAAGTATTAAAGCCTCAATATAAAGCTTCACAAAGTTCAGAAAGTGGTGTAGAGTTGAATGAAAATAGTAACCCTAATATACCAAAACCAGATCCACGAGCTCAAGCTTGGCAAGATGCAAATACTTGGTTTGGTAAAGATGAAGAAATGACTTCATTAGCTTTAGGATTACATGAAAAATTAGTCAGGAACGGGGTAAATCCTTCAACTGACGAATACTATCGTCGTATAGATGAAACGATGCAAAAACGATTCCCTGAAAATTTTGGGGATAATTCGTTGGAACCGGAT